ATACCAAGAATATTAGACTCTTTAAATAGTTTCTCTATCTCTTCATCAGACATTTCGATTTCATTATTATCAAGATTATTAAATCTATCCCAATGGATAGCAGATTCATTAGAAGGATTAGAGGACAAATCTAACGAGGTAGAACCTGTTGCTATATTATAATCTTGCATAAGAGTTTCTGATCTTAATTCATTATTATCTTCCATTTTTATATACTTCTCCTAATATATATTAAGCATTCTCTGTAGGAACTACTGTAGCTCCAGCAGATTGCAGATTCATCTTTATATATGTAAGAATATCTGCAGACATCTTAGAATCAATTACATATGACTCATATTGAGTCTTAAAGAAATTACCATTATCTGCAATTAATCCATAGATATATGAACTAATAGAGTTATTGTATGAATAAGCATATGTAAGAATTCTCCAAAGATCTACATCAGTCTCAGACATCTGTGATATTACATATTCAAGATTAGCATGAATAGCTGCTAATTTAGGATCAGCAAATAATCTCTTAGAATAGGAATATACTACATCATTCTCTCTTCTGAGACCCGATATTCCAAATGCGGAATCTATAGAATCTCTCTCAGTAATAATAAATGTAACATAAAAATCTATCAAATGTTTAGTAAAGTTAGATACTAAAAAGTCATATAACCAATATGCTGCAGAATAGATATCCGTTTCAGATGTATCATTAAAAGTAATGCCATAGTAATCGCATATCTTATATATGATATTATAATATACTCTATTACGAGTTTCCATTATTTCTCCAGTATATGAAGAAAATCCGTCTGTAAGAGTTTTAAATTGCATCTCATATGCTGCTACAATATTTGGAGCAGGAAGATCATATAGCCTAAACCTATTCTCCAATGCATCAGAAATTACATCCATAATATAATCATCTTCAAACTGGCTTAGAATACCAGCGAGCTGATTATCTATATTAACATTAGTAACGGCCGGATTATATTGAAACGGGGCCTCAGACAAAGAATTCATTATAGTCCTCCTGTGATCGAGAAATAATATATTATATCTTGGTTATAGCTAATTTAAAAGTTCAAAATTTCAGATGTATAGTATAAAATTGTAATTGGGTAACATGACACAGAAAGGAGAAAAAGTCATGAAGAGAAAATGCAATAGAAATATGATAGCCCAGATGGGCTGGGGCTTAAGCAGAGGTGTATCCCCTGCAAAAGCACGCATCTTACAGAAGCGTGCAGAAAAAAGGAAAAAAGTAATGATCATCGCAATATATGCGATGATCTTTTTATCTTTCTTCGGAGTTTGTCAAGCAAACTCCGGTTCATTCGAGAGATATGCTCTACAGAAAGGTCTTGAAGCTTTGGCAGCTTCTGAAAGACCTGATCCGGTGGCAGGCAATGACTATGTGGTCATTGTCGAAGCTGCCAAATGACCATATGAGAACCAGATGGGAAGTACCAATCCCCATCTGGTTCTATTTGTAATAGGTCTAATATTTTTTGTTTTGTGTTACACAACACGATGTTTTGCTAATAGCATATTACGTTCTGATAATATCCAATCTACCGATTTACTTTGTTTTTCATCTAGAACAGAAACAGCGAAAATATGATAAGTAAATGCGAGTTTTTGTTCAGCGTGAGTAATTTGAGTGTGCTTATTTGACAAATCATCATATTTTTCAAAAGATGAAGGCAAACTGGATAAATCAGACCATTTCTGTTAATAGATTTCAAAACCTTTTCCATCATCTCAAAAGATATTAAACCCATGTTTAAACGTTATCAGAAACAAATATTTCTGCTACATTCATTGAAACTAATTTATCCATACCATCTTCTGATTCTGTATCATAATCACCATCGGCAGCATATGAATTATCATAACTCTCTGTACTTTCAAGAACAGGATTTTCGTTTTTATGAAGAACTGGATCACCTTCTGGTTCTTTACCATATTTTTTATTTTTTTCAATTTCTTCCTGTTCTATTTTATCACCATTTTCAATATTTGCTTGTACCTTATCAGCAAATATATTATAGTAAAGATCTTGATGTTCAAGCATTATAGATCTTACAAATGCTCTAATTAATTTAATTTTATCTTTATCAGATTCAAAATGAATATCATAATCATATTCATCAATTTTGTCAGATACAAGCTTTACAAACTTATCTTCTGCTAAAGCTTCAAAGTCTATAAACGATCTGGCATCTTCTAATTCTTTTTTGAGAAATTCTTTATTAGATGAATCGTTTATGATAATATCGGTAAATATACCATTAAATCCATAGAAAGTTTCAGATGCTTTCTCTTCTGTAGATTTTTCTGGAGAGATTTGCGTTACTTCAACTGTATCTATCTTCGGCTGATTAGTTTTCTTAATAATATTATATATTATAAAAAATATACATAAGAGTACAACAATTGCTAATATACCCATATATCTATTCCTCTCTATATATAATTTATACTATTACTAAAGAGTTTTATATATTATAATATATTATTACAATAAATATATAGAATTTGAACCTTACAATAATCATACCAAGAAAGGAATAATTAGAAGCAATATGGCTATATCTAATGTAGTGCGAGCTCCTATTAATGTATATTATCAGGATACGACTACAAACCTTTCTTTTACCAAAATGCACTATTTCTTAAGAGCCAGAGGAATCCAGAATAATAAATTCTTCTTGTTAATATATGATGCTGGCCTAATGGGAATAGATCCTAGAGATCCAAATCTATCAATGGAAATGAAACTTAGAGTACTGAGAGAATGTACATCAAACTATTGGTACTTTATAAGAGAAGTAGTAAGAATCCCCGAGGAAGGTGGCCAACTAGGATCAGGTAAAAGATACGAATTAAGCAGAGCAAATTTAGCACTAAACTACATGTTTGTTTATAATATTTCCACATTCTTGGAACTGCCTCGACAGCATGGTAAAACAGTTAGTGCGTTGTGCTGGTATCTATGGGTCTTTAACTTTGGCGCTACAAACATGAAAATGATGTTTGCAAATAAGAAACATGAAGACTCAAAGAATAACCTGAAAACAATGAAAAATATAAGAGCTGCATTACCAGAATATTTAAGAATGGAATCTGCAATAGGCCCAGATGGTAAACAAATTAAAGCAGCTAATAAAGCAGAAACTTTACAGAATCCGATCAATAATAATATCATAGTTACATTACCTGGTGCACGAACTCCGGCGTTAGCAGATGGTGCAGGACGTGGTGCCACTATGGCAATACAGTACTATGACGAGTTTGCATTCTTACCATATAATGATATAGTATATGCTGCAGCAATTCCTGCATTCTCTAAAGCATCAGAAAATGCTAAAGCAAATCATGCTCCATATGGCGTACTAATTACAACTACACCAGGAGATTTAACTACTCGTGAAGGTAAATTTGCAAACTATGTTCGTACGCAAGGTACAGAGTGGAATGAAAAATTCTATGACCTAAGCTATAACCAATTAATGGATCTTATGCATGCAAATACTAAATCAGTATTCATGCATATTAGATATACATATCAAATGCTTGGTAGAGGAGCAGAATACTTTGACGAGATGGTTAAATTCTTCTTATCCGATTGGTCAAAGATACGAAGAGAAGTCCTGCTAGAATGGTCAGAGATGGCAACCAATAACCCATTCTCAGCCGAAGACCTTGAAGTTATAGAAGCATTTGTAAAAGATGAACCAATATCTACATTAAGCTTTGGCAAAGCTGGCCAATTCATAATGAAGTTCTGGGATACTATACCGATGGGATCTCAATATCCACCTATAATAGGAGTCGATGTATCTTCAGGTATTCATAAGGATGCATCTGCAATTACTATAATAGATTCGCAAACTACAAAAGTTGTAGCTACATTCAGATGTAACTACATAACAACACCAGAATTAGCTGATCTAATATATAGATTTGTAACAACATATGCAAGAAATGCAATAGTAAATGTAGAAAACAATGGTGCAATAAATGTCACATCTAGTAGAGTAATCTGCTATGATTTCAGTGTTAATTGCTATGACTCACTGGTCAAGAGCCAAACTTACTACAACGCAGCTTGAAAAAGCAAACGTGAATGTCGAGAAATCAGAAAGAAATAGTTTGGATGAAGATATGGTTAAATCCTAAGTCTTTACTAACAAGCCAAAGTATAGCAGCCAATAATCTAAATTCAAAAATAAATTAGAAAATTACTTTATATATAAATAATATTATTTATATTATAGGAGTAATTTATGATTATAACTTCTTTAACCCCTTGTCTTATTTTTGAATATGATTAAAGTTCAACGATCATCTCCTTACGGGAGAGTAGAACCTCAAGCTAATGGAGGAAGAAAAATACTGCCCCTATTATTAGGGTGAACAAATGATCTGATCACTACTTGTAATGAGAGTGTCTAGAATTAACTAGAAGATTTATCTTGCAAATAAATCTAAACATATATGGCTTTGGATCTACATTGTTACAAATCTTATTAAAGACATCTATTAAACCTAATTTATATTATGAAATTAAAGATAGAGTAGATGAAGAAATATTTGATGGAATAACTGTCAAAAAGAGACCAAGAAAATGTAAAGTATATGGTTCTACTTCATCTAAAGCAAAGAGAGATAAACTAATTGAATTATTACATCAAAGAGTGCAACACCATCGTGATAAATTTGGCACTAAAGAGATATTAGATGAATTAAAAACGATGGTAGTAAAACCAAATGGTAAAACTGAGCATGCTGATGATGCACACGATGACCTAGTATTCTCTTATCTCTGGGCACTATATGTATTCTATTATGGTGAAGATCTTGTAAATAGATTCCGTTTGATGAAAACAGAAATATATACAGATGATCATTATGATGAAACATCATATTCTCTTGAAGAAGAATATGGATATGAAACTACAGTAGATCCTGATGTATTTAGAGAACCTGATGATGAAATAGGGACTCTGATACAAGATCAGATGAAATATATTACAAGCACTAAATCATATTCATATGAAGAATTTAAAATAAAAGAATTAAATGAAGATAGAAAAGCTCTAGAAGCTATCAAGAGAACACCAGGCGGTAGAGAAGCAATATCTAAGGCTTATAATGTACCAGTATCTTATCTTGAAAAGCAAAGTAATAGTGGATTTATAGATATATCTAATGATATTAATAAGATATTCTATGGAGATGCAGATATTGGTGGAGGCAAGCTAGAAGATATGTTTAATTCAAATGATGATATGAATAATAATAGAGGAGCAGTTAAAGGTAATTTATCTGATATATTCAATAGAGTATAAAAAAAAAATAAACGGGTAGACCTTTTATGGCCTACCCGTTTTTACTATGCATATATACCAACGCCATAGTCATCGTCTGTATTGACAGAATAACGACTATCTATACTTGCTGTAACATTTAAAGAACCAGTAGAAAGAGAATTTCTCGACTCTCTATCTCTTCTGGCTCTTTCTGGATTATACCAGCTGCCTTTTAAGTAGTTACTATAATCAAGATCTTTTCCAGATTTGATTTCTTTCATGTAATCGTCATAATCCCAAGAAGATAGATGTCTCAACCATGGAATTTTTGATCTTTCACTAATCCGAATAGTATTTTCTTTAGTTGACCATGGTATTCTGTCACCAGTCGATATATGTCTGAATCTATATCTAATTGCAACATATTCAGAAGCTTGAGCAATTTTAGGTTTATATAGATAATCATCATATTCTATTGAAGCTTTAAAAATATTCAATATTTCTAATGATCTCTGATCCATTTTATATATTAATTGCTCGAATTTATCTCTTAATATGACAGAAGCATCATACATTGATTTAACCACTTTATCCTTGACTCTCCAAAGTAATCCACTCTCTTTTACATTAACAGAACAATCATAATTATAAGAGGATAGATTAGTGGTCACAGTTGAAGTGATTATATCTGATGTATTGGTCGGCGACCAAGAGATACCATAGATACTAGTGTTAGTATAATTAGCATGACTATAAAATGCATTAATAATATACGTATTGACATTATTTGATGTATAAGAATAAGTGCTATTATTAGTATTAATATTATTTAAAGTGCCATAATTAGTACTAATATCATTTGAATAATAGTAATTATTCAAAATATTTTTTAAATTCAACGAAATCTTATAATACTCTATAACATCTTTCTTTTCTCTCCAAGGAAGTTTGTTTCTAACAGTTGCTTTTAACTTTTTGCTCTCTCTAGAATCATATCTGAAAGATAAAAATTCTGTAAGATCAATATCTCCAGGAATAGCCATTATTCATCACTATCTTTCTTCTTGGAAGTACCTTTCTTCTTGCGACTGGTAGTTGCTTTCTTAACCTTATCAACAATCTTGCCAAAGAAATCTTTCTCCGGAACAAGTGCACTTGCTTTATCGCTCACAGGCTGTTTAAAAGAATTAAGATAGTTCTTAATCTGCTCTTCATCCTCAATAGTATTAACCTTATATACTATATCTTTCTTATCTTTCTTTTTAACATCCTGCACAATCTCTTTTAAAGTAAGATCACAATTATCTTCTACCCAATCTGCAATGAAGAATAATCTATCTTCTACATATATACTCGAATCATTCTCATCTGTTTTATCATGAAAAGCACCAAATACAATAGGATCCTTGGACCTTCTTTCCTTTGCTACCATTTGTGAATCTTTATGTGTATAATCTGTAAAGACTATATAAAGTTCATCAAAACATTCACTAGCTTTAGCAAGAATATCAACCTTATCATCCGGAATGTCTCTGGTATACCTACTAAGTTCAATAATCTTTACAGACCCAGAATCTACATTAGTAATATATTTCTCTATATCCTTTCTAGATACAAAAATATTAAATCCATAATCCCGAGAAACTTTAATCTCTCTAAGCGCTACATCAACGATATGAGCAATCTGTTTTGCCATATCAGTCTGTCTCGTAATCTTGCATTTCTGAATCATCTTCATTCCATTGTCAATGACCAACTGAAGATAATCGTCGTCAACTGTCTGTTTCAGTCCTTTAACATACTCGAAATATTCTGCAGCAGTAAGCTGATCTTCGGGGTACTCTATGTCTCCCAACTTAACCAGTTTAACATCTTTTACAACGTCATCCATTTTCTTTTACTATTCTCCTTTTCTCTTATATTTATTAATAATGTGATTAATCACATTATATTCTATTATTATAATATCTAAACGAAAAATAATATAAAACAATAGCATACGTCAGTAGTATAAAAGTTTAATACGTAGCTTGATAAGATGAAATAAAGTGGTGAGGCGATTCATTCACCTCACCACTATTTTAATCATTTAACTCAACGTACCTAATTGCACCATTATTGCTGCGACGGACGCAGACCAGATCTATTCAGGATCTTGCATCTGCTCTGAACAGCCTGGTAGGACTGGATATGCCATCTATCAAACGCATGCACAGCAGGTAATGCCGGGTTAGAAATATTTCTAATCTCATTGGAGACATAAGTCTGATAGTCATAGATTCTATAGGTAACACGGTTGCTGTTACGAGGAGTCAGGATAGCAATAAGCTCATCATTCCAACGAAGCTTATCGGAACCGATGAACTGATAGATTCTCTTGTCAGAGGTCATAACAGTTCTCTTGTAATCAAGCTCAACCGGGCCGATAGAAGAACCAGTGGTGTAAGTATACTCGGTAGGAGTAATCTTACGAACAAGATCCGGATCACCAAAGATGGTAACTACCATGTTCGGATCATTCAGGACCTGAAGCATACGAGTGACTTCGCTGTCGAATGCATCGAAGAACATAGTATGTCTCCAAGTAAGCGGATCCAGAGCATAGTTTGTCGGCGGAGCATAGTCGAACTCCATGTAACCCTTAGAGTTGCCACTAAGTCTCTCATAATCCTCATCCAGGAATCTCTTGATCTCGTCATCCTTATAGTTAGCAAGGACAGTCTTAAGCAGGCTCATGATCTTGGTCAGCTGATTGACCTGATACAAAGCTGCAAGGTCCTTGACTTCTTCAGGAGAAACGGTAACATTAAGCGGAATAGCGTTCGGGATCTCAACCAGAGTGGTATCTGCCTTCCACTTAACAGAACAGGTCTTCAGCATTGCGTTAGCAGTGTCAAGCTCTGCAGAAAGAATAACCTTCTTGACCTCGCCAGCTGCAGAATAAATGTTGAAGATATTCTTATCCATCGTACCAGACAGGCTGTCCTTGATGGTCTTCATGTTATCGGCATCCTCACGGACTACGATTTCGATCGGCTGAGAGAAGCTTCTCTCATACTGATTGTATCCAGGAGCAAACTCGATACGAACCGGGAACCAGACGTCGTTGTACTCGCCAGCATCAGCTGCAGCTGCGATCGGGCCGTTGGAACGAATGAAGCCCTTATCATCGGGCATAATGTCACCTTCTGCAATGTAGAGCTTCTCGATCTGAATTGCGGAGATGTGGGTCTTGATGGACAGATCATCAAGCTTAGTGCCACCGCACAGAGTAAGGATATCAGTAGTACCAAGCTCAGGCAGCTCAAGCTCGATTTCATAAACCGGGTTGGAAGCATTGATAGCCGGAGTCATCTTGTTCTGCTCCTGGAACATATCAATCTCATTGCCCTGGGTATCGACAAGGATACGTCTCTCCATGGTCATGGTAAACTTCGGAGCCTGAGCAACTACCTTCTGAATAGCGCCCTTATCGAAGACCATGTTCATAAGAATATTCTTATGGACCGGGAAAGTCATACCGATAACCGGGTTATAGTCAGCCATAACAGAATGCTCGAAAACCGCATTGACATCGTTCTCGAACTGCTGCTCCATCATAGCATACTGATCCTCAACATAAGCAGGATCTTGGTTGAATGGGTCGGCAGTGGACTCATTCATGAAATCAGTCATGAAGAATTCCTTAAGAGCTTCAAGCGTATTCGGACGACGAAGGACCTTCTTCGGCTCTTCAAAAATATCAAGAGAGGACTCATTAAGAAGATTCTTAGCAAACTCTATGAATGACTGTGTGAAAGGAGCCATCGGATCTTTCTGGTAGCCGGAGCCAACATATCCGTTCGGCATAATGCCATTAATGTTGTTGGATTGCTTTCCACCAATAGGCATAAAACATTTCCTCCTTTTGTTATAGGTAGTGTGTATAGATTGATTGGCTGAAGGACGTTCTTGATATAATCAAGAAACAGCCAATCAATCATTAATTTCCGATAATATAGAAAATTGAATATATTAAAAATACTAAAAAGGATCTAGAGAGGTAATCCTAAATAATATTTATTTTATAGTTATATTATTTTTTAGCATTTTTATCTTCATTAAGCTTATTGAGTACCTTTGTAACTGTACGCAATATGGCAACGAATTTGATGTAGTTTGCGAAATTATCAATATAGGCAGATGTATCGTATATATCAGACATATATGATACTAAATTGTCCTTATTCTTTAGCATACATGATGTGGTGCGCTTTAATATGTCTATATTATCTGCTGTTTTAGTAATGTCATTAATTGCAGCTATTACATTTCTATATTCTTCATATAGATTCTTGAAATTAGTCTTAAGGTAGAGAGATCTTATACGTCGCTGATCCGATGTGAGAGAGGAATATAATTCTTCTTCAGCATTCTTCTGCTCTTCGTCAGCAATCTCTTGGGATGGATCAGTGATAGAATCATCATCAGACGAGCCACCAGAATCACCCATGCCACCTTCATCGCCTTCACCAGTTCCTTCATCTCCTTCTCCGCCTCCTACATCGTCTCCATCTATAGTAAAATCATCTTCTACTTGACCACCGCCAGCATTCTGTGGACTGTCTGGATCAGCTTGTTGCTGATTATCTGCATCTGTAGTTCCATCTGTATCATCAGGTACTCCATCTTCTACATTAGCATTATCATCAGTAGTAGCTGCCGGTTGGTCATCTTGTTGCGGTGCATCATTAGTTGCTGTATCATCATCAGGGATAGTATAATCATCATCTGCTTGGACAGTTACATCGGCGGTATCATTTCCACCTTCTGCAGGTTCATCATCCGGAGTAATAGTATAATCATCTTCATCTCCAGTTGTATCTGTAGCAGCTTGATTAGCTATATCTTCAGGAGACTGAGGGTTATTATCACCCTCGTCTCCTTCTTCATTATTATCTTGGATAGTGTAGTCATCATCGTCATCTATAGTTTGACCATTCACTTCCAATTCAAAAAGATAAGATCTTTTAGTATTAGAATTACTATTTCTAATATTCTTTAAACTATAGATTCCCATTTATTTAATAACCACCTTTCATATATCCTTGGTCAATAGGATTGACTTTCTTTCCCTTGACAGCAAGTTTATAATATAATTTCTGTCTCTCACGCATAAGATTGCGTTGAATAGTAAGAAGCTGTCTATATTTCTTGGTAGATCCAGAGTTTTCTGCTCTTTCAATCTCTCTCTGTACTACCTTAAGTTCAATATCAAGCTCGTCTATCATCTTATTACGCTCGACATCTGTAGCATGCTTATTAGCTAAGAATCCACAGGCAAGAATAAGCGCAGGTACATAGGGAGATCCAGCAGCCAAACCAACACCGGCCAAAGCAATAGCTATTTTAAGCATCTTTGAAAGGGAAGGACAAACCTGTCCTTTAATAATAGCTTCTCTATGGTCTGTCTTATAAAGTGACTGGAATCCACGCATGAAATTATTGAATCCAGCATCCATGTCCCTACACATTTCTTTTTCTTTAGCAGACATATGTTTAGCATCTTTCTTGAAAGCTTGCCAAGCTAATTTAATAGTATTAAGAGATTTGCCATTTCTGGCAACAGCTTCAGCAAATATCTTAGAAGATAAAGGATCTATATCTCCAGTATATACGCCAAGAGCCTCTAATCTTGCAGATACCGGAATATATGAAGCAGATTCAATATCATATGCCAAATGATTACGAACTGTATTCTTAATTCTATTAGATCTGGAATTGCCTGCTGATTCACACACAAGAGCATATTCTTGCATTATATTAGAATCTTCTTCTAATGGACCAAGAATATCACACAATAAAGATACTTCTTCTGTAGTAGCATTAGCTGCATTGTCTTGTTTCTTAGCAAGATTGATTATCATATCTGCTGTAGGCATACCAGCCAACTTATCTGATTCTTCTGCAGATTCAAATACTCTAATCAAGTCTCCTTTTACAGAGTTCGGGAACGATCTTGAAGATTCTTCAGACAATGTAAGAATTACGTTATATTTACTACGAAGATATACATCTACTGTAGACTCATTTCTGAAACTATAGAATGCTTTAACATTTCTTCCATAGAGAGAATTATTAATACATTTTACGGTAGACTCCATAAACTTGGATACATCTTCCAATTTAGCATTTTCATTTATATTATAAGATCTTAATCTTAATAATATATGATCATTCTCATCTACATAATCTGCAATGGTTCCAGTATTCTCGTTAAATTTAGTATCGTCAATAGAGCACATGTCTCTATTGAGATTATTTCTTTGCATAGTAGAATCAATCTTATCAAGAAAATCTGCAGTGGATTGTGCATCTGCAATAAGATTGTGCATAGTGAATTTATCTATATCATTTGTGGAGAATGTGGTGATATATTCACTATTTGTTCTATCCTTATCTGCATATTGAATATCATTCATACTCTCCATCCAGATTACACGAAGATTCTCTATCAAAGATTCTGCATTTTCTGCTTTAGCATTTTCTAATATGTGGATTATATTAATAGCAGAGGCAGCCTCTGTTACTATCTTATCACTATTATTGAATACATCACCAAGATTATAATCTATCTGATTAATAGTAACATACTCATTCAATGTAGATAATATAGATGTAATAGCAGTAGAGTTATTAAAATTCTCTTTACAAATAGAGACTAATTTATTTACAGATTTATTGGCATCAATCTTCCAATCATTGACTTTCTCTTGCCATGTCTTTGGAATAGCATACTCTGATAGAATAGAATTATCTTCACTATCTTTATTCATAAGATATTTTATATTAATATCTGCTGTCTCTGACAATACTTTAGATTCCTTAATAGCTCTAATATAACTATTAATATCTTCATCGCTATTATTCTCTCTCAGAAGAAAATAATTAGTAATATACTCTACCATAGAGGATTCATCCATAGAGATTCCACCATGATAGCAAATATAACTCATCTCCTCTAAAGCAATATTAAACTTTATAAAAGGATTAAGATCATATGTATCTACCATCTCGCAGAGAGAATAACATTTCTTCTTATCAGATTTTGCAATATCTTGAACACTTTCAAGCGCAAATCTTTTAGACATCTTTTTATGATTATCTATAATTCTATCTATTGATTTATATGTATTGAAAGTCTCAATAAGTCTATCTTTATTTACATCACCAATATTGGCTTCAGATGTAACAAGTATAGCACTCTTAATTTCTTTATTCTCTATAGTTGGAATGATACCCTTCGTCAATCTTTGAACAGCATCTTCCAATATATTAAATAAATTATTATCATAGAGCTGCTCAAGAAGTTTAATGTCTGAGGTATAAGAATCACTAGTACTTCCCACGAAATGTTCTACCATATTTGCAAGTGATTGAGTATTGCTCTTTGACATTATCCGAGAAATTTCATCATTGAGACTAGCATTTTCTTTTACAACGTGTTTCTCACCTAATAAGTATCTTTCTCTTTTATACACCAAAGACATATCCAATGGCTTAGATACCATTTCTGAGACCTCCTAATTTGGCTTAGATTAATTACTATAGTGTTAAATTTCAATAAAATAGTCAAAAAAAAAATAAAGGGAAGATCCATTGCAGGACCTTCCCGCGACCGTTGTTCAGTTGGGCATCGTATTGTTTCCAACTATACCATTTATCATCTTCTATGTGAACCGGAATTTTGCCACACTTCTTAGCCTACGTGAAGGACTGCTCAGACAATAAATGAAATTACTTAATACAGCTGTTATACCATATTAAGTTACTATATTTGGCTGTATAACTAATTCATCGAAGATGAATGGTTACCTTGGCCAAATAGTCCTCGCTAGCATACAGACCTGGGAAAAGGGCCCATATGCTTTTCTTGATTTTGATATCCATGTACAGGGAATTTGTGCCGAGAGCTGTGACACCCTCGGCGCAGAACATGGAGTAGTGTTCAACGTACCATCCATTCGAGATAGTGGTGTTGCTTGTGAGAATAGTATCGGATGGTATACGTTGATAAAGGATGTATATGCTGTGACACATATACATCCTTTCCGGGCAGGAAAATAAAATGGACCTGGAGTTGGTGGTAAACAAATTATCAAAATCGAACTACATTGATATTTGTCATATCCACCACTTGTAGGAGAATATGTATATTAAAGGCAGGATACACAAATCAATATTCTCCAGGTCCTTTTTATTCATTATTATAATACCTAATTCAATAATTATTGAATTAAATTGTTTGAATGGTCTCTGAAATTCTATTTAAAGATACTCCAAAATCTTTTTCTCCAGGCATTATATTACGATGAATATATATAAGGCCTCCATATGGCCTAACATAGTTTGCTATATCATTCATAATATAATCATTGCCATGTTTATCATTATCTGGGTATAAATGCAAATCAAAATAATAAATTTTCAATGAATTTATTATAGTATTTATCAATCCACGATAACCCGAACCATTAATGGATGCATATAAAGCATTTGGATCTTTTCTTAAATTAAATCTGATAGATAAAATATCGAATGGACCCTCTGCTATATGTATCTGAATGCGATTACCTGAGACTAGATTTATTACTGTGGGCATCACATAGAATTTTTCTGTGTTATCTTGCTTAGAATGTATGTTATAATTGATATATCTGGAATCAATAGATTCATACAATTTTACATTGTCATTTATTCTTCTTAAATTAATAAAATTATTATCTAAAGAAAGAAATCCGACGAAATTATCATTCAATTGATTTATTATTCCGGGAGATCTGGTATACTTTAATTTACCATTCCAGATAGTTTCATTATTATAATCTAATGCATCTTTTAGATTCAATATAATCTTATTATTTAAAGCATCATATAAAGATAAATTTAATCCCAATCTATTATTTATATATGCTAGTTTATAAGCTGCTAAATCTTTATTATACACTGCATTATTGAATGTATATATTATACGATGATAATCTCCAGAACTTATCTTCTTTCTTTTATAAGATTCTTTCTCTATACTGTCTAGTGCTCCACCTATCTCTGGACTATATATAGACCATTCCATTAATCTTCTACTATCAACAATTCCACTTGCATGACATAGAAAACAATTAAAAACAGATGCATCTGCTGCAGACTGTGGTACCTTAATATACATATGTCCCTTTTTATCTGCACAATATTTGCATTTTGTAATCAGTTCCTTTCCTCCGGATGCTATTTTTGCATCTGGTAAAACAGATCTCATATAATCTATAAATCTTTGAGAAAATTCGTAATCTGTTTTCCTATTTTCTCCCAAGGATGCCATTCTTTATCTCCAAACTTCATTTTTATATATGTCCT